CAGAAGATATTGGATTTGTAGACATTATGGCTGAAATGGCTACCTCTAGGGGAGGAGTTAATAAACTTCTTGAGAAAACTCTGGGAGCATCTGGCTTTAAAATGACTGATAAGTTTGGTAAGCGTGTGCTAATCAATGCTGCTAAAGATAGATTGGTAAAGCAAGCCAAGAATAGGCCAGACAAACTCAGAGAGGATTATTGGTGGATGGATAAGAGTGAGTTTGAACGCTTCAAAAGGGGGGTTGTTAGTGGTGACGCTACAAATAAGGACATGCAATTTGCTCTAGTAAATGAGGTGTTGGATATTCAACCACTAACATTATCACAAATGCCTATTAAATACTTACAGATGAGGAATGGGAAGATACTATACGCCCTCAAGACATGGGCTATTAGACAGATTAATAGATATAGAGAGGACGTTATTAAAGGTAATCCAGGGAAAGCTCTTAAATACGGTGCCGCTATTTATTTAGCTACTGAGAGTATTGACCTATCTAAAGACGTACTAACCTCTATGATTACTGGAGTGCCTTTATCAGAGGAGGATGTAGCAGACGGAGCTATAAACAACCTGTTAAGAATGTTCTTCATGTCCACATACGGAGCTAGTAAGTTTAAGCGTGGGGATACTCAGGGAGCCATCACTTCCTCTATATCTCCAGTACCTGCTGGTGTTGGGGTTATTAGTGATTTAGGTTTTGGTATATGGGAAACTATTACAGGAGAGGCTCCACCCTCTAAAGCTGTTAAACGTATTCCTATTGTGGGGAGAGCCGCTGGCGCTCTTATGGAGGAATAGGTATGACAGATGACTCTTTCAAAGAGTGGATGAGAGAAGAGATTTCTCATATTAAAGGTGAGATGGTTACTATCCGCGCAATATCAGAAAAAAATTCCAGAACATTAACTCAAGCTCTGTGGTTTTGGAGAGGAATTAAATTTATGATTGCTATCTCATTAGCACTAATCACTTTGAATTGGCATAACGTACTGAAGCTCTTAGGCAAGGGCTAGGAGGAAATATGATAGCTGCATTGGCTACAGTATTCGGGCCAGCAATTGGAACGCTAATTGACAGGCTTGTTCCTGACAAGCATGAAGCTGAGAAAATGAAGTCTGAGATGGAGATGCAGCTTTTAAATGCTGCCAACCAAATCAACCTAGAGCAGATTAAAACTAACCAAACTGAGGCAGCACATAGAAGTATTTTTGTAGCTGGTTGGCGACCATTTATTGGTTGGACATGCGGTGCAGGGTTTGCTTGGGCTTTTGTTGGACAACCTGTGGCCACTTGGGTGTTAGCTCTGTCTGGGTCTGAAATACTACTACCTGCACTAGACACAGCCCCACTGCTAGAGATGGCATTTGCTATGTTAGGGTTGGCTGGCATGCGTAGCTGGGAGAAGAGTAGAGGACTAACCAAATAACAAAGGGGCCACTGGCCCCTTATCTATGTTATACTTTAGTCATCTTGCATGCTGGATCAAGCCATTCCTCATGAGGTTCTTTCATTAACTCTCTAAAGAACTTAGTGGCATGTTTACTGTCTTTTAGTTTGTTTAGTGGAATAACTACACCAACACCTTTGTGTGACATAATGACATAAGGATTGTCCTCTTCGCCATACTGTGTACAATCTATAGATATGAAGGAAAGAGGTGGGGATGCACTAACATCCCGCATTCCTATCATCAACAGAAATGCCACTAGAATTAATATCTTCTTCATAAGCTTCTCCAAAGTTTAGCTCCAGTTGTTCTGGAACATTGTTAACTAATAGTTCTGTTGGCACTTCCTCCCAAGTTTCGGAAACATAATCATAACACATAAGCGTTCGTTCCCTTCCAGGTCTTACCACCCACTTTAGTTCAAACATCCTTCAACACCTCCACTAACCAAGATAAATCCTTACCCTTCTTATCTAACAACTCCAGTACGTCAATAATATCCTCCTTACGGGCAGACAGAGTCTTTGAATCTGGACGCTTGGTGAAGAATAGTACCTCATCTGGTCTTTCTGTAGTTATATAGGGTCGGCCCATTATTCGCACTCCTTCTTTCCAGTAGCAGGATCGTAGAAGCAGGCTTTAGCCTCTTCTTTCTCCTCTTCCTTGGTTTCATTCAGAATACCAAACCGCTTACCAGAAGCTCTGAATGTTGTAACCCCTTTACATCCCATCTTCCAAGCTTTCATGTAAATATCCTTGAATTGATCCCATGTAACATCATCCCCAACATTAATGGTTTTAGAGCAAGCACTGTCCGTATACTTCTGTGCCGCAGCTAGTACAGCTAAATGCTCATCAACAGTACACTCCCCAGCAGTACGTCCTTTAACTCCCCATTCCATCATTCCATAGTCTTTCACTGTTTCCCTAACTGTAATACCATCCTTCAATACATCTCTGGTGTACGAATGCGAGAATACAGGTTCGATGCCAGAAGAAATATTATCAGCACAAAGGCTAATAGTACCAGTGGGAGCAATGCTAATAAGGTGAGAGTTCCTGATACCATTTTCCCTAATACACTGTTGTGTTTCTTCGTCCAGCGTCTTAAAAAACTCTCCATTGCAATACTTCTCCGCATCATATAGAGGAAAAGACCCTTTCTCTTTAGCTAGCTCACTGGAGGCTATATAAGCCTCATTAGTGAGGAATTGCAACAACTCCTCCTCAAATATAAGAAAGTCTGCGCTTCCATATTCATAGCCTAAGTATTCCAGAGCATTAGCTAGTCCGGTAACACCAAGCCCCATCCTACGTTTATTCTTAGCCTCCTCTTCCTGCTCAGGCATGGGGTAGGGAGTGTTGTCAATGACATTATCCATAGCTCTAACTACAGCACGAATATCCCGCATAAATAACTCATAATTAAATGCCTTATATACGCCATCATATTCTGATACATATTTAGTGAGATTGAAGCTTCCTAACAGGCAAGCCCCATTGGGTGGCAAAGGTTGCTCACCACACGGATTTGTAGCACTAATAGTTTCACAATAGTATAGGTTGTTCATTTGGTTAATGCGGTCAAGGAACAACACCCCAGGTTCTGCCCAGTCCCACGTAGCTCTCATAAGCTTGTCATACAGCTTCTTAGCATTCACACGCTTATACACCTTACCCTCAAACGTAAGCTCAAACTCTTTGTTATTCTCTACACATTCCATAAACTCATCTGTAACACCTACAGATATATTGAAGGCGGTTAATTCTGTATCATTAGTCTTTGCTTCTATGAAGGCTTCAATGTCTGGATGATCCACACGAAGCACCCCCATTTGAGCACCTCTACGGTTACCAGCACTAGCTACAGTTTTACACGTAGCATCAAATATCTGCATGAAGCTTATGGGACCAGACGCAGCACTGTCTAATGATACAATATGAGAACCGGAGGGTCTAATACTACTGAAGTCATACCCAATGCCTCCACCTTTCTTCATTGTTAATGCTGAATATTTAGCAACATCCATAATCCCTTCCATACTATCATGGATAGTAGGAGAGACAAAGCAATTAAAAGCTGTTACATTTCTAGGACTACCTACAGCACTCTGAATACGTCCTCCAGGTAGGAATCTCTGTTCTCCTAGAATTTCTCTAACATCCTCAAAGTGCGCATCATCATCTGCTAATGTGTCTGCCACTCTTGTAGCATATTCATCAAAAGATTCTCCTATCCCACGATATTTACGAGCATGGGTTTCTTTAGCAAACTCTGTTTTTGGCCCTTCAAACTTCATCAACAATCTCCAAACTAATACCCCAAGACAGTGCTGCTTCCTTTATAGCTACGTCTGCGCAGTAGGATATTCCAACCCCAGCCAGTAGAAAATTTTTTATGTCTTGTGTGTCCCAACAATCCTCAAGCATCTCACTATATGTTTCTACTATAGCGGTATGCCTGTTCCTATTATACTTTTTAAGCATTCTTGGGAGGATCTCTATAACATCTCCATACCTACTCATCGTTGTTTCCTGTGATAGTTGCTAGGGATTCTTCAGGCTGCTCGTCTTCTTCAGCCTCCCTAGCATTCATAATGGACAGCTCTTCTCTAATGCCTCTAAGTTCTAGCAACATTTCCCATTGTAGCATTGTGCGCCATTCATTGTTCCCAAACAGAGAGAGCATTTCAACGAAGTCGTCCATTTCATACGAATGTGTTGGAGAAGCTGTATCCTTCTCCCCCTCATACGTGACAATAATCCTCTTCTTGTTGTCCGATAGAGCTAGCTTTATTCTATCCCCAATAATACTGTTAAACATTAATCTGTACCTCCAGCTTTAATATTTTCAATACTTTGTCTAGATGTTATTTGTGTATCCTCCCCCCAATCCTGGTTCACGAGTGGCCTCGTAATGTGGTAAAAGGCTGGACCAATAACTTTATTTGGGTCATCTCTCAACCGCTGGTATGGTGGATAGCTGACATGACCTCCATCTTCCTCTATAGCATGTTTGTAACCATGCACGAAGGCGGTTATGTAATGGTAGCGAGAGGCTTTGATAATGTCCCTATCTACTTCATGTGCTTCAAGGAGCTTCTCAATATAGCTCCAATGAGCGTCTGCTAATTCTTTGGCTACGTCTAGATTCATGTTGTTTTCCTTTTGAAACATTCTTTAGGAGGAGCTACATATTGACATATTGGTAGCCCTGTTTTATCTGACCCTTCAAATACTTCCTTGGTAAGTGCTCTATGACATGCCTCACCATCAAAACACTCATCACTAAAGGGGCAGAAAGTTTTGTCCTTATAGCTTAGCATAATCAGCTTTAAAGGCCTCCCACTCAGAGGCAGTAGAGTAAAATTTAATCACCTTACGCAAAGCTTTAGCCTCTTTGTGTAAATCCTGTTCGTTCTCAATACCGAAGTAGGTGTCTATTAATGCTTTCCTAACTATACTATCAAACTTAATGTCATCGATAATTACCTCAATTTTCATCCTTCTTCTCCTTCTTATCTTTCTTACCAAATATCCTATCCCAACCTTCGTCATACTTCTTCTTATCTGTTGGTCGTTGTTTGCTGCCTTTACTCATTTCTTGTTCCTACGACAATAGTTGTGAATGTCCCTACGCAACACTCTAGGATGAGGGCTATAGCCCATTAACTCTTTAGGCAGAAACTCATCATGATTGATTCGCCACATACCAATAGCAGAATTATGTTCCAGGTAGTAGCCTGCTGCCACTTCTTCACATTTAGTAGTGTTATTTCCTGTAGCATAATAGCTCATACCCATCTCTCCTTTCCATCCCACCATCTACGTAACAAATAGTCCATACTAACAAACATAGGGTCATACTGTCCATTTTCTACTTCATGTTTCACTACCACACCTCTCCAATAGGCGGTTCCTTGTGGCCCTAGATAGTCCTCCTCGTGCATATAGAAACTCCCTGCAATCAGCCCTTGGCATCGCCTGTTCCTAAGCTGTTGTACATGGTAACTAAGTCCTTGCAGATGGCCAGAGCTACAGGACTGTTGCTCCCTTTGCACCTGTACTCTGGCGTTAGGAGCGCCTCTAGTTGTTTGAACAATTTGTCCGTTTGCGTTACGTGGAAAGTAATGAGAATAGGCGATTCCGTCCCTCTCCACAACGTCAAGAAAATCAAATACCTCCCAGCCGTATTTCTCGAAACGAAGATCTTCAGTAGACAGCTTTCCGTGTAATATTGGATAAGCATTGACGTGCCTGTTGATTCTATTTTCGTGGTTCCCGAGGGTGAGAATAAGCTCGGGTCTATATACCTTCTCTTTGTTTTTCCTCTGCTTCTTTTGTAACTGTTTAAGAGGTTCCATAAGAACCTCCATAGCTTTTGTAGAGGCAGCAATATCGTCTTCATATCTAGCTCCTTCTCCAGCTTTCTTTCCCATGTCATACGTAGAGAGGGAGTGCATATCTGCCCAATCCCCTATCTGTACAATAACATCAGGGCGTTGGTCTACAAGATAATGCCCCAGAGCATTGAGGTGACTAACACACACTCCAGGCTTTATTTGTGTGTCTGGAATTAAAATATGCTTAGTCATCAGTTTTCCTACGTAGTTTTACTGTTTTTTGACGTTGTTTTTCGAGGAAAATCAGCCTATCCCCCTCAGACATAGCCTGTACCCTTGCCTCAGCCCTTTCCTTCTTTTTCGCCTGTGTTACAGGGCGATATGGATGTAGAGGGCATTCTGTTGCAGCACACTCTTCTGTCTGCTGTCTCCAGGTTCCTCCTGCTAGAGAGTCATAAATACAATCCTTACATTTAGCTTCAATAGCCTTTTGCCTAGTCATTGTCTTTATTAGCCCTCTCTTCTTGTGTCTTAGTGTAATGGCAGGAAGGTACTCCTCCATGTTTATCCTGTTCGTCTAACTTATAATTGCATAGCACTTGATATCCACCCTCCTCTACAAACATATTACCAACAAACTGAGGTAAATCCTCCAAACTACGTAGTGGCCCTACAGGAGTGATATGATCTACGCAACAATCTTTCTTTGAGAACCACCTCTTACAGTTGTTACATTGATATTCATATTTTAAACGCTTGTCTTTTGATTTGGATGGTCGCCTATGTTGATTGTATGTGTCATAATAAGGTTTCCATCTCATACTTAGTTTACGCAATCCTGATCGTAGCCAGCCCCAAAAGGCTGCTTCGGTCATCGTCCCTGCATTTCTTGTTCTATCAACGCTATTGCGCCTTTTGGTGGGTTGTCGTACTCTGCCCAATTATACCTCCTTATCCATAACAGACTAGCGTTAATATCTATAGCATCTCCTATGCTGCTAATTACAGCGTGATAGTTTTCATCCACCACATCTTCCCAAGCACTTTTGGTAGCTATGATATATTGTTCAGCAATGGTGTGCCACAGTTCATCATCAGATGTACAAGGGTCAATAATCTTATCAGCCTTCTTGGGACCAATTCCTTTAATCCCCCTAATGTTGTCTGCTGTATCCCCCATCAACACTTGCTTACAGAAGAACTTATAGGCTTCAGCATGGCTTACATCATATATCCTGTCCTCTCCTGTGCGCATTATCCTATAATGCTTCCCAGGAATCATGTCTAGGTCTTTATCATGTGTTACAATAACACAATCATTATCAGGTATTCCTGGCGTTGTGGCATACTCTCCAAGCCAATCATCCACTTCCCTATCATCTGTTATTTCATGCGTCCACCAATGTTCCTCAAGGTAGTTGGTGACATTATCAATGTGGAAGGGACGTCTGACATCCTTGCGATTAGCTTTGTAGTCAGGGCCAATAGCATAACGGAAATTGTCTTTGTTACGCTTGATGACTATACACACATTTTCCTTCTTAATGCCTAGATTGTCTACAATCCTCTGTAGCAATGTCTTGGCATTGTGATAGGCATTCTCTTCAGGCTCAGGGCGGTATTCCAACACCACTTCTGACAAATCAATGCCCATATCCTTAGCGTATCCATCAGCATCCTTCTTGTATTTAAACTCTTCTCCTCCTACTTTATACACCCTACCATCTGCTGAGGCAGCAGCTATGAAGCATATTGCGTCCCCATCTACTAAAGCTATTGTCAT